CCCTAATTTTAGATAAGGAATGAAATGGCTTTCCCAAAGAATGGCGTTGTAGAGGCACCAAAAATTGTGCCCTCCGCTTTTGGACTACTTGCCGTAGTCAAGCCTGAGAACTCTAACGATGAAGACCAATGGATTCGTGGCTTTTCGCAAGAATACGAGACTGAACTTTACTCAGCAACAAACTGGGACGACACTGACACTACTAGTGGTGTAGTTGTAGCCGCAGGTGTCCCTAACTACTTCACTAAAATTGACCCTTTCTTTATTGAAGCAGAAGAATACCGCTCGACTCTAGGATTCCTAGGACTAGACAGGATTGAACGCCTAAAGCGTCAAATTGAAGGCGTTACTCAGCACGCTTTAGAAGCAGAACTTTGGGATGGGACTATCCGAATTAGCGAAAGCCACCCTAACCGTGCTCTAGTTTCTTCTGGTGTTACTGTGCTCGACGGTACAGGGCTTGCATCAAAGCGTGCTTTGGCAGTGCTAGAAAACGGTATTGGTTCAGCATCAGATGCTGGCGAGCAGGGAATCATTCACGCAACCCGTGACGTAGTTGCTCTTCTTTCAAGCAACTCAAACATGCTTTTCCACGAGACTGATAAAGACCACCTGCAAACTATGGGAGGAACTCCTGTTGTTGTCGGTGGAGGCTATAGCGGTAACGGTCCTCGCATTGCTGTCGCTACTGCAACTATTAGCGGTAGCACTACGCTAACTATCAACACTTCAGGCGACCACTACCTACTTGCAGGTGACACTGTTCGCTACTCGGTTGTTGGAGCAAACATCAACCAATCTTCAACTTCTACAGCAGTCGTCACTAAAGTCGACGCTGACACAGTAACTATTACTATTGCAAGTGCCACTAACCGTTCTCAAGAAGCGGTAACTGGCTATATTCAGCAGTTGGGAACCAACTCTGCAAAATGGATTTACGGCACAGGAACCGCCCGAGTTTACTTGGGCGATATTGATGTCGTGAACGACAATCTGGCTCAGGCTTATGATGTGTCGGGTAATGCGAATGACATGAGGCTAAAGGCAATCCGCCCCGCTGCGGTTTACTTTGACACCTCAATCCACCTTGCTGTGAGAATAGACCTCACAGCCTAAACCAAAGGAGAATAGTCCTAATGGCTACTCAAGAATATGCTGCAAGCATCCAGGGTGTGTCAATTCGTGTCACCCGCCTAGACGCTTACGGTAACCTGCTAAACGGCGCTGGTGACTCGTACACCACGTCTGCATTTATGCGTGTTTCGTTCACCCCTGAATATGAAGAGGGCGACGAAATCACCGAGAAGAACGCTAACGGCGTTGTTTGTGTGACCTACAAGTCTCCAGACACCTTGAAGCGTATCACCATGGAACTCGCAATCTGTGAGCCAGACCCAGAACTAACTGCACTTCTTTCTGGTGGTTTGCTACTTCGCAAGAACCTAGGAACCTTTGCTAACCCAGACGTCAAGTCTGTTGGTTGGGCATCACCTGGTGTTGGCGACGACCCTGCTGGTTACGGTGTAGCCATCGAGTCATGGTCACACGCAATCGCTAACGGTAAGAAGGCTTCAACCCTTCCTTACTTCCACTGGGTATTCCCATTTGCTAAGTTGCGTCAGTCGGGTGACCGTGTTATTGAGAATGGTATGCTCGCTACCACTTTCGAAGGCTACGGCTTGGGCAACACCCAGTTCGAGTCAGGTGTCGATGGTCGCTGGGAGTTCCCTGCTGCCGCAGAGCGTCCATACTCATATGCACGCACTGACTGGGCACCTACTGGCTTGAAGGGCTTCTACACTTGGTCTGACAACACCACCAACCAGATGTACTTTACCAAGTCTGGTGTTGTTGACGCTTCAACCGTCACCATCTCGAGTGCCACGATTGCTGCTAACACAAGCAACGCAGTTGTAACCTTCAGCGCTGCACCTGTTCTTGCTGCTGGTGACGTTCTTAGCGTTGAGAACCTAGGTGTTGACTTCAACGCTGCTAGCGCAACTGTTACCGCTGTTAACACATCGACTAACACTGCTACCTACACCATCGTTGGAACTGCACCTGTGGCTAACGTTACTGCAACTGTCGGTAACACTGCTCGAATCACTGTTGTCAACTCGGTCACCGAGGCTCCAGCCTACGCCGCTGTAACCACGTTGCCTAACGCCAACACAACTGGTTACAACGTTCCAGGTAACGTCGACTTCAACGCAGACACTGCTGTTGACCGTGTTATCACTTCGAACGAAGACCCAACCGCTTAATAAGCAAATAGAAACGGGCGGCACGGCTTGTAGTGATACAAATCGTGTCGCCCGTCTCACTAACAAGAGAGACTGGACATGACTGTTTTGTGGGTAGACCCTTCAGATTTAGGTGACTACGCTGGGACTGAGTTTGCTCAGGAGGCGGCTGAAACTGCCTCCTACCTACTTTGGGGTATGTCTGGCAGAAAATATACAGGCACCACCACTGTTACAGAGCGATACGTCTGTGCTAAGCGTGCTTACCGTCTAGGTGCATCTTCTAGAAACTACGGCGGTATGTTGATTGGTGGAGAGGTATACAACATCCCAATCAACGACTTTGACAACTATGCCGAACTAGTGGCTGATGGATTGTCTCCAGAATCTCGCATTAAACTTCGTGGCAAGAATGTAACTAAGATTCACGCTGTCAGAAACCGTGCTGGAAACTTGCTTCCAGAATCTAGTTATTACTTAGTAGACCACTCGACTCTACAGGCTGTCGCTGGTGTTCCTTGGACACCTTGTAACGTAGAAGTTACTTACACTTATGGCTCTCCTATTCCAGCAGTTGGAAGAATGGCAGCCAGAACTCTAGCCATCGAGTTTGCAAAACTTTGGGCTGGAGACGACGACTGTGCTCTCCCACAACGTATTACTTCGGTATCACGTCAAGGTGTTTCATACACCATCTTGGACAGTCAAGACTTTATCCAAGAACTACGCACAGGTTTGTATGCAGTTGACTTGTTCATTAAGACAACTAACCCAGACGGCGCTCGTCGTAAGTCAAAGGTATTCTCTCCAGATGTGCCCCGTGCTCGCCGATACACGCCCAAGGCTTTGCCTCTTACGGTAAGTGCCTTAAACGATTTATCTGTAGTTAAAAGTACCCCAGCCGCTTGGGACTCTTCAACTGCTAATGAAGACGTAACCGTTTTCTTTGACGAAGTTGGATGGTCTCCAGTAGTAACCCTAAGCGGTTACGACGGATTGAAATCTGTAGATTTAGCATCTACTGACATTACTGTGAACGCAGTCAGCGAGAAGGTCACATTCTCGGTGCCGTATAATAGTGCTTATAATGCTCTTGGGATGATTGACCCAGGATATTGGACGCTATACGCAACCAAAACCATAAATGGTGTTTAGAGCGTAGCGGAACTTGCATCTGGAAACCTCCAAATCAAGTTATACAACTAAAAGAAAGAAGAGGTGCGGTATGTCAAAAGTACAAACCAACTTCACTGCAGCAGACATGATTGGTGCGGCTAAGCCAGCAGCACCAAAAAAGCCAGTTGCACCAAAGGCAGCCCCGAAGCCTGTAAAGGTTGAGAAGGTTGTCGAGCCTGTTGTTGAGGCAGTTGTGGAGCCTGTTGTTGAGGCTGCCCCAGTTGTCGAGACCCCTGCTGAGGAAGCAGAGTAATAAATGGCTACGGCAGTGGACATTACGGGAATGTCTACAGATGCTTTGCATCTGAAGAATATGCTTGACGGAATTATGTCAAGAATTGAGTCAGTTTATCAATCCTATAATGTTCCACTGCCAAACCGCCGTTATTGGATGATGGGGCAACCTGCCGTCGATTGCGAGCAAGTTGTAGTTTCATTTATGCAAATGTATTTAGGTTCGCCTGGCGACGAGTCCACGCAACCGCAGCGTTGTAACGTGCCTAGAAGCGCAACTGTTGCAATCAGTGTTTCTAGGGAAGTTCCTGTAGTGGGTCAAAATGGTCGCCCGCCATCAGCAGACAAAATCCAACAGAGTTCTCACATGAGCGCTATCGACTCTTGGGTTCTTATGGAGACCATTCGTGAATTTGATATGTGGGATGACACTGGCTACGGCTTAGGTGTTATCGCCACTCTAGACGTTTCTGCACCTGAGGGTGGATTCCAAACAACCGTTATGAACATTACTATGGCGGTTCCATAAAATGCCAAAAGGCTTTCCAGATTCATGGCTAATCTGGGGCGCAGGTCGTCTTTCTCGTGGCATGCGTGGTGGTCGTGGTGGTCGCAGGGGTGGCGGCGGTGGCTTGGGCGGCATGGTCAGAACGACCACTACCCACACCAAAGTTAAATTTAGTTGGAAAGTTACTGATGTAAAGTTTCACGAGCCAGCGATGCACAACTTCCTAAATGGTAAAACTACCTTAGGTAAACCTTCTGAGTTGTGGATGCATTTAGACGCTGCTGCGGCAATGGCTGTTGCTGGAGCAAAGGCAAAGGTCGGTAAAAGGACTGGAGCGTTGGCTAAGTCAATTCATGCTCGACACACAGGCAATGTTAGTGGTCAGTATATTTGGATTGGCTCTCAGCGTAGTTACGCCCTATATCACCATGAAGGCACTAGACCTCACCCGATTCGTGCTCACGACGGAGGCTTGCTAGTTTTTACTGGCAAATTTAAGAACGCAAAATCTAGCAAATATGGCAGAAACACATTCTCTTATCGAAAAGTGATGACCCCTAAGGTTAACCACCCTGGCACTAGAGCCAACCACTACTTATCTACTCAACTCAAGCATTTTAGAAATGTTGGCAGAGTCCAGTAAATAGTCCAATTTTTATTGTAGTAAAATTGACTAAGGCTATTTAGCCTAACTAAGACATATAAGAGAAAGAATACAAGATGCCTAGATTTAAGGACTTTGGCTCTGGTGCTGAATTAGCAGCAGTAGAACCACTATCATTCAAACTCCACGGCGAGGAGTTTAAGTGCCTTCCACGACTTCAGGGAAAAGTTTTCCTTGAGTTCATTGAGCGCAGCGCCAGCGAAGATGGGGCAGAAACCGCAAAGGTTATCAGTTCATTCTTTGGCAAAGTTTTAGAGGACGAAAGCGCAGTGCGTTTTGATGCTCTACTAACTAGCAAAGACAAAATCGTTACCGTTGAAAGCCTAAGCCAAATTGCTTCATGGCTGATGGAGGAGTACGCAGGACGCCCGGAAGAGGAGCCAAAGGTCTCCTAATTTGGGCGGTTGACCTTTGGCATTATGTAAACGGAAAAGCGTTATTTAACGGATTGAGATTAGGAGAAATGGAGGTGTCTGACATGTTAGATGTCATTCACTACTTCTATGACGAATCTATGAATTTCTCTACCATTGAACAAGGAAAATGGGCTGACTCTAGACGAGAGCGCATTTCTGAAGATTTGTATGGAACTGAGTATCGCTACAAGTCATTCACGGAAGACAAAGACAGCAACAAAGATTTCGGCTCATACGATGAAAACGAAGATATTGTCGCCTTTAATCCTTCTGTAAAGAGTGAAACTAAATCATACATTCCGCCTACCAAAATGGAAGCAGACTCTGCTGACCCGTTTGGTGGAGTTCTAGACGCCCCGATAGCCTGAGGAGGTGAGTAGTTATGGCAGTTGTTGGTGAAGCACATATTCTCGTCCGTGCTGTAACTACTCACGTCCGTAAGGATATTAGAGACGGATTTAAAGGTCTATCTGGAGTTGCGTCTGACGAAGGTAAATCTGTAGGTAAAGCCTTCTCTGGTGGGTTAACTGGAGAGATGATGGCTAACGCCAATCAACTTACCTCCTTGGCTCGAAAGAGTTACTTTGCACAGTCTGGTATTGGAGCCTTACTAGGTAGCGTTAGCGCACTTGCCGGTGGCTTAGGTGGTCTGATTGGAGTCACCCTTTCTGCAGCATCTTCCATGACCGTAATGGCTAACATGATGGTGACTATGAAAGTTGCCAGCAGCGTCGGAAAGATGGCTTTCAACGGCATATCTGCTGCGGTAAGTAGCGCAGCGAACTCTGCTGGAGGCGCTAAGAAAAGCATTAAAGAACTCCGAGAGGAGATGGAAGAGTTAGCCTTTGCAGCCGAAGACGCCGCTTTAGCACAGGAAAGTGCTGCCCTAAAACTAGAAAAAGCAAGAGAAACACTTGCACGTGTTCAAAATCTTCCGCCCGATAACCGTGCCCGTCGTGAGGCTGAATTAGCCTACAAGCAAGCAGAACTTAATTACCGTAAGGCTAAGGATAAAGCCGAAGATGCTCAGGATGAACTGAACAATCCTAAGAAAAAGGCTGGTGCTGGCGGTAAGGACCCGTTCGCAGATTTAACTAAGTCTCAAAAAGTTTTTGCCATGTTCTTGGTAGAAAACCGATATCGAATGAAGCAGTTGCGTGAGGCTGCTGCTAAAGGCTTCTTGCCTGTTCTACAGAAGCAGATGCAAACTCTGTTTAATAACGGAGCATTTGACAATCTAGTTTCTGGAATTGCTAACGTCGGCAAGGGCTTGGGGGAGGCTACTAAGAACTTTAGTAAGAGTTTCTTTACAAAAGACACAATCAGCGGCATGGCTGGATTTTTTGACTCGGTTTCTAAAAATCTTGCGACCATAGGAAGTGTTGCTGGCAACGCTCTTAGGGGATTCTTCACTTATCTAAAACTTACAGAACCTCTGCTTGCCAAGTTCACTACGTTCCTTAATAGAAAAACTGACAAGTTTGCCTCTGACATGGTTAATAACGGCGGTGCCATTCAAAGGTTCTTTGGCAGGGCTAGCGAGAACGCAGCCAAGTTTGGAGAAATCTTCTCTAACGTTTGGCTAAGAATTAAGCAGTTTGTTGCCAACACGACAGGACCTGGCTCTGGAGGAGAACTTCTTCTTGACTACTTTGTCAGAGCAACTGGCGAGTTCAAAAAAATGGATGGTTCTATAAGAGCCTTCAACGCCCAAAACTACTTTAGGGCTACGGCAGAAAATACGATTGCAATACTTGATGCTTTTAAGGGCTTATTTGACATTCTTACTG